AACGAGGACCGGGTGAGGAGCTCGTGCTTCAAGGACTTCATGAATGTGTCGATGGCGAACGAGGACGGTGGGGTAATGAAGAGCAATGTCGCGAGAGTCCGGAATACGGCCTTCTTCTTCTCTAAAGTCGTCAGCCCACTTGAAGAAATCATCAAGATAATTTGTTTTGCCCGACGGTCCAGGCAAGGTTCCGTATTCATCAAAGTCTCCGTCCTTCTTGCAATAGTCATCGGCCTGTTTGGAAGTACCGCGAGCACGCTCAAGATGAGCTGTGTGTCCGATAGTGTCGCGGGCATGTGCGAAAGTAACCGTGCGGTTGAAAATGACGAATCCCTGTAGGTGAGGAGTGCCAGAGTCGCCCGTTTCTCGGCCAACGACAAGGTAGACCACACGCCTTGAGGCGTCGGTGAAAGCGGAGGCAAGGCGTTGGCGATCGACATCAGTAGGATTGTTAAGCGTAAAACACCAACGAGCGCCGGTGTTCGTGGAAGGCATGATAAAATTGTGGAGGCAGAGGCAGAGCAGGCGAGGGTAATACTAAACCTCGCCTGTGGAATTCTACACGGAGTCAGCGGGACTCAGCACCCGGAAGCCCAGGACTCACAGTTGTGCACACTTGTGAGTCATGAAACACAACTGGACACGACCTATCGTTAAGTTCATCGAAGACGATATCGTAGCATCTGGAATCGGTGGAGCAACAGGTCCAGCCAGATTCTTTGCAGCAAGAGCAGCCGGTCTTATAGGAGACGGCGCTAACAAAACATTCGGCTCAGGGGATACACGAACGTGGTCTGCTTGGGACAACATGTATATCAGACGCCAGGGCACGAAGCGCCAACGCATCATTCGACGAAAATACACAAGGGTGCCGCGTGGAAGGATGATGCTACGACGAAGAAAATTCACAAGACGCGCAAGACCGACGTTCCGCCGCAAGGTGAGACGCGCAGTTCTTGGTGCTGCGGAGTCAAAACGTCACGTGACCGTAGTGAGTCAGGAGTTAATCGATGATGTGACTCTTGATAAAACAAGAGTCAGTGGAGTCCCATTAGCATTATCTACCTATAACGGCTTGGAACAAAAAAATTCAAGAGTTGGAACCACAATTTGGATGAGAGGATTGGGGTCCGTTATTCATGTTCAAAATCAAGTTACCCAGCCTTTGGTGGTCCACATGATATGGTGGTACAAAACTAAAAATGCAGTTGGTAGTGGTGACGATATCTTCAAAGATCCAGCATTGGAACAAACTTTCAAGCTGGCTGATTACACTTCGTATTGGGAAAAAATGGCTATGCAATTGGGAAACCGTACAACGCGTATCCTAAAACATGTTACGGTAACCTTGGCAGAGAAGGAAGCGGGTACCTTAGGTATGGATTCCAAACAAATCAAAGTTTGGATTCCTCTTAATCGAACCTGTCGTTTCAATTTGGATGCGACAACGCAGGGTAACCAAGATTATGACATCCAGTTCGGATGTTATTGTTACAATAAGGAAGGTAGTGCGATTACGACTGGGGGTGGGGCAGGAGCTGAAGACGTGATGTTACTTCAACAACGTCACTGTCTATATTTCAAAGACCCCTAGTATATGCCCCTTTACCCTAACCTTCGTAGTGGTCCCAAGACGCGGGGGAGCTCACTCGTCCGCGCGGCCTGACGGCCGTGCTCCTCGGTGTCGCTCTTAGACCGTTCATATATATGAATTAATCTAATATAGTTACGTTATATCTATCTGCAGACATCTTATTCATATCGGGATGTTCATTCGAAAAAACTACTACGTGACATTTGTGAGGAAGTATCTTCATCTTCGACATGTACTTGGGAGAAAAAACCGTACGGTCCTTGAGTTGCTCTAGGATCGTATACTGGAGAAACTCCATCTGAGTCTTCGGAATATTCATTAAGAAAATCGATTTCTGAGGGTCAATATTAAGAGCAAGGTCATCTCGTTTAGCAGGTGCAAGTAATTGAACACGGTTCGGATATTTAGTCAGCATGTGGCGTTGAAACCACGATTTTCCCTTACCGCCATTTTCGTCAACAAAGAATTCGACGACGCGGTCATCCGGAGTATCATCAATGAGATGCTCCTCTAAGTCATGCTGCCAAGGTCTTGGATCAGGGTTAGTAACGAGGACCGGGTGAGGAGCTCGTGCTTCAAGGACTTCATGAATGTGTCGATGGCGAACGAGGACGGTGGGGTAATGAAGAGCAATGTCGCGAGAGTCCGGAATACGGCCTTCTTCTTCT